ATGTCGATACGCCCGTCGCCTATCACAGCTGCCTCATGGCTATCAGCAGCTGCTCGGCCTTGCTCCGCACCTGCTCCTGGTCGGCCAGGCGCCACTGGCCGTGCCGTATGCGCTCGCCGTAGCTGCTGGCGTAGTCGCGGAACTTGTGCCCGTCGCCGATGACGGCCGGCGATGGCTGCCACCGGCTCTCGATGCCAAGCGCATCGGCCAGGATGAGCGCGTGCAAGCTGCTGGTCACAACGCGGTCGCAGGCGGCCACCTCGGCCACCACGCGCTCCACCGGCCACTGCACGTCCACGTACCTGCCTCGCTCGCGCTTGGCTAGCTCGCGGTCGGCATAGTGCGGCACCACCGCTGTGCGGCGCCGCCGGCGCGGCAGGTACTCCACCAGCTGCGGCGCCAGTAGGCCGGGGTCTGCTAGCAGCAGCCCTGTGCCCCCTGGCTGCCCCAGGCCGCCCTGCTGTGCCGAGAGTGCGCCACGTACCGCCACCACGTTCGCCGTGGCCAGGTTGGCGCGCTGCTGCGCCCGCATGAAGCCGGTGCCGAACACGATGCCATCGAACCCGCGAGGGATGCGGTGCGCGATGCTTCCTACACCGAACAGCTGCGCTTGGGCCGCCGGCACCAGGCGCAGCTGTATGCCGGCCAGCTTGGCGAACAGCACCGGCGTCAGCTGGTCACCGAAGTTCCGCACGCGGCGGTGGGTGTACCAGTGCGCGCGGTAGTGGCTCACCGCACGCCGTGGTGCAGCTGGTAGTGCGGCCCGACCCCCTTGTCGTGCAGCGGGAACGGCTCGGTGAGCCAGGTGCGGCCAGGCAGCAGCCGCTGGTAGTCCCAGCTGTAGGTCCACGGTGAGTGCCGAATGTCGTCCACCTTGCGCTCATCGCCAAGCCACGGCTCCACCAGCACCAGGTGCTCGGCCACGCGGTCAAGCTCCTCCAGCGCCAGCTGCGGCTCTGGCAGGTGGTCGATGACCGACACGGTGTAGGCCACGTCCACCTGGCCGAGCAGCGCCAGGGTGTGCTCGTCGCCTAGCCATACGTGCAGGCCGTCGCGGCGCGCCTGCTGCACGGCCGGCAGCGTGATGTCGATGCCGTAGACATCGGCGTTGGGCATCGCGGCCTGCACCGCGCGCATGTGCCGGCCAACGTTGCAGCCGAACTCCAGCACGGTGTTGGGCTGTAGCTCGGCGATGTACGCGGCCAGGCGCGCCGACCATGGCCGCTCGCGGCTGAACGCGCCAAGCTTGCGGCCGCTCCAGTAGGCGGCGGCCTTCTCCTGCTCACTCATTCGGGTACTCCCAGCTGCTGACCTTGGTGCTGCCCCACAGGTGCTCGGCGTAGGTGGCACCACGGCCAGCCGGCGCCTCGTCGCCCTCCTTGGAGTGCGGGTAGAAGGTGTGCGGCGGCATGATGCGCACCGCTTCGTCCAGCGGCTGCCGGCCGAAGTGCTGCTCCACCGCCTCGGTGAAACCGTAGACGCCGCTGGTGCGGAACGGTGGCACCAGGCGGTCCAGCTTCGATACGTGCGTGATGGCGTTGACGAGCACAGGATGGCCGCTGATGGCGCCGATGTACGCGTTGCCTATCAAGCCCGGTCGCGCCGGCCTCGGCTGCACGTAGCCGGCGAAGAACTCCACCTGTGGCTTCATGAACGGCCCACGGTCCAGTGGCCGCAGCGGCCTGGTGTCCATGTCCACGTAGACGCCGCCGAACATGTTGACCACCTCGTACCTGGCCACGTTGGCGGCGCCGTGCCACAGGCCGGCTGCCAGGTACTGGTCGAAGGCCTGCCGGTTGAGCAGCAGCCCCTCAAGCTCGTGCTCGGTCCACAGCGAGTGCTCCCAGCCAGGGTGCATGTCCTGCCAGGTGCGCACCAGGCTCATCGGCACCGGCTTGGGGCCGAGCCAGATGTGGTGCAGGTGGTGCGGAATCATCGGTCCTCCAACAGCTTGCGCAGCGCGGCAGGGTCGCCGTCTGCCTTGCGGTATGCCTCGCGCAGCGGGCCGCCGCGCGCAGCGATGTACTGGCCCTTGGTGGCGTCACGTGGGTGCCACAGGTGCAGCAGCGTGCCGTCCAGCCGGTCGAGCCGCGCCAGCGTGCTGCAGGCGATACGGAACGCCACGTCCTCGCCGCCCCAGCCACGCCAGCGCTCATCGAAGCCGCCGGTCGCCTCCCAGGCGGCGCGCGATACGACCACGATGCCCAGCGGCGTATCGGCCTTCTCGTACTTGGTGTGGCCCTCGTAGGCCTTGCCTGCTAGCAGCAGCTGCGTGCCACGGCTGGTGAGCGCGATGTACCGCCGATGCGGCAGGACGGCACCTGATGTGGCGTGAGCGAGCTCGACGGCATCGGCCACTGTCTCGGTGCCCTCCAGCAGTATCGTGTCGGAGTCAGCGAACACCGCCACGTCCCAGCTGCCGGCCGCCGCCGCGTTGCGCGCAGCTGCACGGTTGAATGGGCCGGGAGTGTCGCCGGTGTGCACCTGCCAGCCGGCCGCCTGCCACCAGCTGCGCACGTACTGCCAGCTGCGGTCGCGCCAGCCGCCGCCATCGCCACGGTATGGAACGCAGACCCGCGTGGTCACGAGCCGTCAGCGGTGACCTGCACCGAAGCGATGCTGTTGCCGCCGGCCGGGATGGCCGACTTGAGCCTGGTGGTGGTGAGCGCGTCCTGCCGCAGTAGGCTGCGCCAAGCCTCCCAGCGCATGCGCCTGCGCATGTCGTGGTCTACGGTGGCGCTGTAGCCCTGCCAGGCCTCGCTGGCGTAGGTGGACTCGGTTACGGCCAGGCGCACCAGCGTGATGATGGCCTCGCGCACCTCGGCATCGTCGTCGGGTTCGTAGGCCACGTCCACGGTGCCCTGCCAGCTGCTGGTGCGCACCAGGTCGCTCCAGCCGCGTAGCTCTAGGTCGTCCACGGTGCCGCCTTCGTCCACGGCCGCGATGGCGGCCAGCGTGGTAGGGCGCTGCAGCTGCAGCACCTCGTCGCCGTCCTCGGTCACGAACGTTTCGGTGCGGCTGCCTGAGAGCGGGCCTATGCGCCTGGCCAGCCAGGCCTCCTGGCGCTCGATGGCGTCGGTGAGGTCGTCGTCGCCGAGGCTAGTGGTGATGCGCGCTCGCGCCTCTGCCAGTGTGAGCACTGCGACCTCCTAGTAGGTGGTGTGCAGCCGGCCTGGTGAGGGTGACCAGGCCGGCTGCTGGTGGCAGCTTAGCTGCCAGCCTCCGTCAGCACAGCGAACGGGAAGCCGCTGCCGGCTGCACCACCGTCGCCGACGATGGCGTTGGCCGGGTTGGCCACGGCGTAGCCGACGCGCATGGTGGCGCGCAGCGCGACCGCGTCCTGCTGCATGAGGTTCAGCTGGATGTCGCCAGCCGCGTCCTGAATGACGCCCTCGGTGAACAGCTTGTAGCGGATGTCCTGGCGCACGCCGATGATGGCGTTGTTCCGGGCACCGACCACCAGTGCGTAGGTGTTGTCCCACGAACCGTTGTTCACGTACAGCAAGTCCTCGCCGTAGATGCTGGCAGGGGAACCCTGCGCCAGCGCGTTGGCGAGGATGGGCTGGCCGTTGTCGTCGCGCAGGTTGCGGATGCGCGAACGGATGGAGCGGCGCGCCCACTGCACGTCCACGTCGAAGCCGTCCTCCTCCACCAGCGCCCAGGTGTTGCTGATGTCGACCGACAGGTCGTCAGCGGCCACCGTGCCTATGGTGTACTCGTTGCCGGCAGCCACAGCCGCCTCAACGATGGAGTTGGGCCACGCCGTAGGCGCAGAGGTGCCGAACAGCGCGGCAGCGTCCAGCTTGGTGCCGAACGCCTCGGCAATGCGCGGGCGGATTTCGCCCCACATGTCGATGGTGCTGTCCTCCAGCACGGCCTCGGGGATGGGGACGATGACGGCCAGTTCCCTGGCGTACAGCGTCACGTTCTCCCAGTTAGCCTCGCTGGTCTGCTTGAGGCCGGTGTCGGTTTCGCCGACCCAGTAGGCGCTGGGCAGCACCGAGAGCACCGGCATGATGTCCGTGCCGCGCGACATCGGGACCGTGCGGAACGACCGCATGGCCACGCTGAACTCGGGCATGGACTTGATAATCTCCCGCGAATACTCGGGCGGGATGAGGCCGGCCGCGTCGGTGCGGCTGACCAAGCTGTCGTAGGTGGCCACGGTCTGGTCCTCGCTACAGCCGGCCTCGGTGCGCTATGCGCGACCAGCGGCTCGGCGGATGATGGTGTTCATGTCGTTGCCGTCACCGCCTGGCGTGCCACCGGCCTGGCCGCCGCCGAAGTCGTTGGCGGTGAGCAGGTACGGCTCTGCCTTGGCGATGTCGGTGAGCAGCTTCTCCACGTTGGCCGGCGCGCCGTCCTCGCCGTACTCGACCGCCTTAGCGTCGAGCAGGCGGAACGCCATATCCGGGTTCCGGTAGCCCAGGCGCGTTGCCGTCGAGATGGTTGCCAGCCGCAGTGACTGCTCCTGCCGCTGTGCCTTCTCGGCCGCTAGCTCCTGCTGCAGTGCGGCCAGCTGCTCGCTGAGCGGCTTGGCTTCCTGCTGCTCCTGCTGCAGCGCCTTGAGTGCTCGTTCGGCATCGCGCCGTGCTTCGCGCTCTCGCTCTAGCGCGGCCTTGCCGGCCTCGCCAAGCGCTGGCTCCTGCTGCTGGTCCTGCTGCTCTTGCGCCTGCTCGGCCGTCGCGGCCTGGCCGGTGCCGGTGTCCTCGGACGTCGCATCCGCTGCTGGCGTCGCGCCAGCTGCACCCTGGTTCTCGTCAGTCATCCTGACGTGCCCTCCTGTGGCTGTCAATCCGCGTCGGCATCTGCCGGCGGTGTTGCGCCCGTAATGGTATCGCCTGCAGCTGCGCCTGGCTCACTGCCAGGTGCAGCCGGCGGTGGCTCGTCGTCGGTTGGTTCGTACCCGATGGCCTGCCTGGCCTCGTTGCGGTCAGTGATGCCCGACTGGTAGGCCTTCACCGTGGCGTCCATGTGGGCGCCTTCGTTGCGCGTCTCGGGGTCGCGCCACAGCGTGGCGGCGCCGTCCACCTTGGCGGCAGCAGCATCGCCATCGGCCACCAGTGCCAGGCGCAGCACCTCCTCCCACGACTCACCGAAGTGGGTCATCTGCGTGCGCACCTTGGCAATCAGGCCGGCTTCGCTCGACTTGAGGCTTTCACCGCTAGGTGGCACCGCCTCTGGCTGGCCGAGCAGGTAGTGGTACGGCAGCCGGCTGATGCTGCTGATGGCGCCGACCTCCGACTCAATCATGCGCTGGTACGGCTGCAGGTCGGTGGCGCTGAACTCGCCAAACTTCGGCTCTGGCTGACCAGGCGGGTCGTCGGGGTCAGGCGGCGGGATAATCCACAGCCGGTCCACCGCTGCCTTGAACGGCTCCATCGGCCGGCCGGTCTTGGGGTCCACCGGCACCTCCAGGCCGACCGCGTAGCGCTGGCGGAACGCGGCGTACTCGGCCGCCACCAGGGCGTCGGCTCGGTACTTGTTCACCGCGTCCTGGTTGCTCATCACCTGGTCAATCTCGCTCTGCGCCTTGCCGTGCAGGCGCGGCCGGTTGGCCAGCGGCACCAGCGGCACGGCGTTGAGCGGGTTGCGCAGCGGCCACTGCTCGCCAGGCGCCGGCGCCGGGTCCAGCTGCAGCTGCACCGCGCCATCCGGCGGCGCGTTGGTGGTGCGTAGCTTCCAGACGTACTCGGGCATGAACAGCGTGAGCAGCAGCGCGCCGGTGTACTCGTCGGTGGTGGCCTTGAGGCCGGCCACGCGGCGGCCGTAGCTGTCGCTCTCGGTGATGCACTGCATCGCGTCCTCTACGGTGATGTGCACCGTATCCAGCACGTTGCCTGGTGGCGACACCAGCGCGTAGCTGAACGACTTGATAAGCGCTTCTGTGTGCGCGATGTGGCTGGCCGAGTCGAGCTTGCTTGCTTGCCACAGCCGCCACGCGCGCTCGCTGCGCCTGGTGCCACCGAAGTCGAAGCCGCTGACCTCCATGCGCTCGCGCGTGCCGTCCACCACCAGCGCCATGAAGTTACTGCTGAACGCGGAGAACCGGCCGCCGAACGCCTCGCGGAACCGCTCGCTGGCGAACATCAGCGGCTGGTCGCCCTCGTAGTAGGCGTCCCACTCCTTCATCGTGGCCTTGCGCTGCTGCAGCTTGCCGAACAGGTACTGCACCCACCAGGCCGGCGAGAACACCGGCCGGCTTCGCATATAGCTCTCCGAGAACGTCGCAGATGGCGCCTTGCGGCTGGTGCTGCCAGGTGCCGGCGGCAGGTTGGCGTCCAGCGGCCCTACCTGCACCGTGTCGGTGAGCCGGCCACTGGTGACATCTTCCATCGTCATGCTAGAACCCCACAGGTGTTCGCGGCTTGCGCTCGCGCGGCTTCGGCGCCTCTTGCATCGCCATGGCTACGGCCATGACCATGGCCACGGCGGCGGCGTTGGGGCGGGTCTTCGACTTGAGAACCTTCATGCCTCGCTCTGTCAGCTTCGCCTCGGTGTCCACTACGTGCTGTGCCAGCACCTGGTCGCCGTCATGGTACAGCCGGCCGGTGGTGGCTAGCTCGTAGGCCATTGTGCTGGCTGGCCCCATCGTAGCGGCTGCGTTGGGGAAGTCCACCACGTTGACGCGCTGCGCCGCCAACATCTCAGCGCTCTCGGTGAACTGCCACGGGTCGTAGGCCACGGCCGGACCCGCCACAGGCCGGCGCGTCTTGGGGTCGAGCACCTGTGGCGCGGGGTGGCGCTTGGCCAGCTGCTGCACCGTTGCGCGCATGGCCGCCGAGTCAACGCGGCCAGTCACCGGCGAGGCGTCGAACACCTTGGCGCGCACCACCACCTCGTCGCCTTGCTTCTGCGCTGCCACCACGGCGCCATCGGCGCTCTCGGCTCCCTTGACCACGCCGATGCCCACCGGCAGCTTGGTGTCCAGCCCCTCCCATGGAGCAGCTACGTCGTGCGTGCCGCGCTGCAGCTGCGGCCAGGTGCCAGCCGGCAGCCAGGCCTCGGTGCTGCCGGCGCGCTGGTTGAGGTGGAAGATGCGCCACTCCAGCAGGTGGCCACGGCCGGCGAGCTTGAGGTATTCGCGCCGCAGGTAGTCCTCGGTCATCCAGCTGGCCGGGTTGACGGCGTTCCACCAGGCAGGGTCGTGCGGGTCGGCGTCCTCCGGTGCGCCGTACCAGTAGATGAGTACGCCAGCATCGCGGTCGCGGTAGATGCGCAGGCCTTGCGCTGCCTGCTCCACCTGGCCGGCGCCCTCGTCTATCTGGCCGAGCAGGTCGGTGAGTAGGTTGTCGTCGTCCTCGCCTTGCGTGGTAATCCACAGCGTGAACGGCTGCTCGCGCGCGCCGGTGCCGGTGGTGAGCGCCGTCCACAGCGTGGAGTCCTTGTGCGCGTGCACCTCGTCAATCAGGTTGCACGACGGGTTGAGGCCGTGCTGCAGGCCGCCGTCGCTGGAGAGCGCGCGCATGATGCCGTCGTTGGTGTAGCACTCGATGGTGTAGGTCTTGACGCGCAGGTACGGCGCCAGGCCGACGCTGCGCCTGGCCATGCTCAGACTCTGCTTCATCACGATGCCGGCCTGCTGCTGCGCGCCGGCGCCGACGTAGACCTCTGGCTCGGCCTCGCCATCAGCGGTGAGGAAGTACAGGCCGGCGCCGCTGGCCATCGTGCTCTTGGAGTTCTTGCGCGGCAGGCCTAGCCCGACCTCGGTGTACACCCGCTTGCCGGTGGCCGGGTCCACCTCCAGCGCCTCACGCCAGAAGTCCAGCTGCCACGGCTCGTACACCAGCGGCTGACCGGCCCAGCGGCCCTTGGTGTGGCGCAGGTACTTGGCGCAGAAGTGGGCGAAGTAGTCGCCGCCGCCAGGGTCAACGGCGCGCCGGCCGTTGCTACCCAACCGAGCGCAGGCGCGGCGGCAGGCCTAGCTCGGCAGCGATGCCGGCCGGTGTGGCGCCGCCCTCCAGCTGCAGCGAGGCACGCGCCGCCGGCGTCAGGCCTAGCTCGCGCGCCCACATGCGCATCTGGTCGGCGTTGTCGCGCACCACCTGGTGGAGCGGGTTCTTGGCAACGCGGCCACCTTGGCGCACTAGCACCGTGGACTCCTGCAGCAGGTGCTGCGCCTCGACGTAGCGCATGACCGACTCGCAGTAGGCGCGCAGCGCGTACTGGTCGACCTTGGCGATGACGCCTTCCGGCATCTCGCGCAGCACGTGCTGCCACACCTTGCGAGCGTAGGGCTTCATGTCGTCGGGTGCGCGCGGCTTGCCTTGGCGCGGCACCGGCGCCTCGTAGTTCACTCGGCTTGGCCGCGTCTCGCCCTTGGCGCGCTTCACACCAGGCGGCGCCGGCGTCGGGCCACGGCGGCCCATTACTGCCGCACCGACACTAATCCGGCCAAACTCGTCCGACCACGCGTGCACAAGACTGGGCGGTCTTGGCCGTTCTCCGTGTCCATATGACCTCCCTACCTGGCTCGGCCTGGTGTGCCCTGTGCGCCCCGTGGCTGCCCCGTGCGGCCCCGAGGTCGTCGGGTGCGAGTATGCGGGTTCTGTGCGCTGGTCTTGGCACTGTGGTGGCTGTGGCACAGCGACTGCAGGTTGCTCAGGTGGTCAGCACCGCCTTGGCTGCGTGGCACCACGTGGTCTACGTCGGTTGCCTGGTACGGGCAGCGGATGCCATCGGTGACGGCCTGGCACCGTGGCTCCAGCGCCAGCTGCCTGCGCCGCAGTGCCAGCCAGCCCCGCGACACGTAGTACCTGGTGCGGCCTGGCCGTGGCTTGCTACGACCGCAGCTGTTGCACCTGCTGCCAGCCGCAGTCATCGCGCCGCATCGTGTGCACATTCGATACATCTGCCCAGTGTAGGGTCTATCCCGTTCCGGTTCTAGGGTCCGTACAGCACGACGCCGCCGGCAAGGGGACCAACCGGCGGCGGTGCTAGGTACGGGAAGGAACCTAGCGCGCCTGAGTGGCGCCGCTGAGATAGCGAACGGCCCCGGCGGGTTCGCCATCGCCGGGGCCGTTGCTTGCGGGTCGGGAAGGAGCCCCGCAGCACTAGGGTAGCGCCCGCCGTGCCCTTTGGCTACACCAGCTGCAGGTCGCTGTGGATGCCGTTGCCGACAAGCATGGTGAGCATGGCCGGCGGTGTGGGTAGGCCATAGCTCTCGTCCCACCATTGACTGCCGCTGTCCTCGGTAGGGCACTGCACGTGAACGCGCGGGCCGTGCTGCACCACGCCGAGGCTGTGGAAGTGGCCGGTGACCAGCAGCTGCGCATCGCCTGGTGCACGTAGGCCGAACGCCTGGCGCTGCCACCAGTCGGCCACCTTGAGCAGCGGGTGGCTGCGGCCGGCCTTGGCCTGGTGGCCGTGCGCCAGCGTGGTGATGGTGCCGGATATATCGAGCGTGAGCGTGAGGCTCTGGTCGGGCAGCGGGAAGCTCACCGAGCCGTACCGGGCCGGGTTGAGCGCCACGGCGTCGCGCACCACCTCGTATGCCTCCACGTCGGCGTTGTCACCGAAGCTGGTGTAGGCCTTGCCGTCCATGCGCTTCTCGCCGTGGTTGCCGCCTACAGCTGGTGCCACGATGGGGATGCCGAACTCGAGGAACCGGTCGATACCGTGCAGCACCAGGCGCCGCACTACGCGCCGCTGCTCGCGGTCGTCCAGCACCACCTCCCACTGCTGCATCGGGTAGTGGCCTTGGCACGCCTCGCCCAAGTCGCCTAGCCCTGCCAGGTAGATGGCCTCCACTGGCCGGCCGAGCGCCTGTAGCTCCTGCAGGCGCAGGACAGCGCGGTCGATGGCGTTCGATATGCGCTGGATGGCCTCGGGCGTGCCGCGCTTGCCCACCTGCCAGTCGGCAAACCCCACGAAGTACGACCAGGCCTCGCCGTCTTGCGGCTGCCTGGCAGCTGCTGCCACAGGTGGCGCATCCTGCACCACCGCTAGTAGCTCCTCGATGTCCAGTGCTCCGCGCTTGCGCCGTAGCTTGGCCTTGGCGTAGTACATGCGCTGCACGTTGCCGTCGCCTACGGCAGCGTCCCACCAGCGCATCTCCACCGGCTCCACCACCTCGACCTCTGCGGGGTCTAAGCCCCACGACTCGATTAGCTGGGTCCAATCCTTCGGCTGCTGCTCGCCGACGTAGCCGGTCACGGTGCCGGCCTGGCCGTTCCACACCACGCCTGGCTCCCAGCCGGTCGGGTAGTCGGGCTTGGTGCGCGCAGCGTCCTGCGCGGCTTCGTGCGCTAGGAAGTCGTCTAGTTCTGGCACGTGCAGGCGCCTCCACGATGGTCGGCGATGGCTTCCTTGGTGGCGCGGTGGCCAGCGGTGCGCAGCGCTCGGATGATGGCGGCGTTGCTCATGTACTTCGGGTGGTGCTTGTCGGTGATGGCCAGGCGCGCGGTGAGCGCCTTGGCGTCCGGCTCTGGTAGTGCGGCCAGCAGCTGGCCGACAGGGCATCGACGGCCGGCCCTGGCCTGCTGCTCAAGCGCTTCTGCAAGCGAACTCATGTACCCCTTGGCTGCGGTGGTGGTGCTCGGCACAGCCAGCGTATCAGCAGGATTGAGTACGCGCTACGTGCGGAGAGCCGGCGTAGCGGTGCACCCAGCACCTGCCGGCTCTCCTGGCGGCCTGCCACAGCCTCCCGCTTGGGGTTGTGTAACGCCGAACGGGTTCGGTCAGCTTATCCGCCACGGATGGACCTTGCCAGGCGGCTTGACGCGGCTGCGCTTGGCGCGCTTGCGGGCCACGATGGCCTCGCGGTGCGCCTGGTGGTAGCGGCGGCTGCGCTCTCGCTCGGCCTCGGCCTGCTGCGCGTAGTAGCGGCGCGCCCTGGCCGCCGTGCATGCCCTACAGCGCCCGGAAGCATCGGTGCCGGCCACCGACAGCGAGTGGCCGCGCTGGCAGGTTCTCCCACCGTGCGCGGCCACGTCGTGTGGCGCCCAGTTACAGGTGGTGCATCGTGTCACCACCCCATGCTAGCCGCTGCGCCCCACCGGCAGGCGCCTGTAGCGCGTAGCGGCCAGCTGGTGCCTGGCTAACTCGTCAAACGGAGCGCCACATTGACGAGTGCGATGGCGATACCGAGCAGCAGCACCCACAGCACGCCGGCCACCAGGAGCGCCAGCAGGCAGCCACAGCCAGCGCCCTGTGGGTCGCGGCCATCGTCGTTCCAGGGTCCACGCGGAGCGCTCACGCCGGCACCTGCTGCAGCTGCCGGCTGCACTCGGCCTTGGTGTGCGGCTGCCGGCACAGGTAGCACCAGCAGGAGTGGTCGGGTGTGAGCCAGCCGGCGTCATCGGCCTTGCGCGCTGCCAGGCGTTGCGCCTTGGTTGGCCTGGTGTCGTGCCAGCTACGCCGTCCCATCGTCGGCCTCCTTGGCCATGTCGATACGGGTCGGCTCCATCGGCACGAACGGCACCAGCACCATGCGCTGGCCGCCGTACCGCTTGAGAGCTTCGATGCTATCGGCCTCGACAATGAGGCGTCCGCCGTTGTCGGGCGGTACATCGACCATCATCACGTTATCCGGGTCCGGCACCAGCCAGCCAAGCACCTCGCCGCTGCTGCTGCGCACGTAGGCCACTGCGCCTACGGGTCGTTCCTCTGACATCGTTCCTTCCCTTCCAGGCAGGCCATGATGGCCGGCCAGTCTTGCGGCTTCCACAGGTGCACGTGCGCGCCTGCGGCCTGTAGCTGGTCGAGCACGGCGCGCTGCTCCTTGCTAGCGCTGCCGTTCTCGCTCTTGAGCTCGATGAACACCAGGCGGCCAGGCCTGGCGAGTACCAGGTCGGGCCAGCCAACGCCAAGGCCGCCGTCCACGGCTGTACGCCAGCCCCTGTCGGCGCCTTGGCGCTTGGGAATGTGCAGGTACTCGTAGCCGAGCCATGCTGCCATCTCCACGATGCGTGCCTGTAGCAGCTTCTCGGACATGGCTGGCAGCTGGCCGGCGGTCATTCCGGCCTGCGCACCGGCCGGGTCTGCGCGTCGTAGCCAGGCGCCGGCATCTCAGGCGAGTCCATGGCCGGCAGCGCCACCAGGCTCGGGGTGGAGAAGTAGCCGTACAGCCGGCTGCTGCCGGTGTCGATGGCGGCCAGCTTGTGCCCCATCTCCTCGGCGGCCTTGCGCAGCCACTGCTCAATCTCGGCAGCGGCGCTTGGCTGCTGCTGGCGCAGGTCGTCGGTGAGCATGGCCAGCTGGTGGAACTCGGCCCTATCCATCGGCCGGCTCCTGGCCGTTGCGTGCGCTGGCGTAGGCGTCGGCCAGCGGCTTGGTGGCGCCGAGTGCCTGCACCGCCGCGTCGAGCAGCATCTGCACCTGCGCCTGCGGCGTGCGGTAGTTCGCGGCGGCCTCCTGCAGCACGGCCTGGTGCTGCGCCTCG